CCCATCTCAAATTTGGCACCTGTTAATCTATCATGTTCTACAGCTATAATAGGTAATTTTATTCCTACTTTACTATCTGGAAATGATTTTATTACATTCACCATATTAGTAGAAGAGAATAAATCTTTCAGGAAGTAATATACACTTAAATCTTCTTTGGTTAATAAATGTTGCATATTATTCATTTTCCTTTAATAATACCTGCAATGTATTATACACCTGTTGCAATCTAAGACGTTTCCCTGTTGCTACTGTAATTTTCTTGCTATAATCTATTAAATCTGGATTACCAGATAACATAGAAATAACTATCTTAGAGGCCTTCTCTGGGTCTTTAATTTGAGATATATCTATACCGGCTCTTTCCATTAATCTATTATCTATTATCTCAATTGCAGCTACTTTCTTTGCTCCATCAATTCCTTCTGGTATAGAAGAAAGTCCAGACAATGAATTATCTATATCTCGGATATCTACATTAATCTTTGCTATGTTACTCTCTATAGTAGTCTCAAATTTATCCATTAAATCAACCAGGTTATTATGTGCTTCTACATATAGTGGATTATAAATAGACTTTAATCTATCCTGAATATGCTTAACAAAATTAGTGGGTTGATTCTGTGGGTAAGCTTTACCAGAACCACCTAAACCTCTCTTTGCACTTATAGTCCCCTGATCTACTATCTCCCAGAATGGAGCTAGACTGCTACAGGAATTCAGTCTATTTTGCATTGTTTCCCAATATTTAGCAGAATATTTGGCAGATAAATCTACTGTCTCTCCAGCCTTATGACCATTACCATCCTTCTTATATGTTCTAGTTACAGCCTTACCTTCTCTTGCAGTACCATAATATTTCTCTGCCCAGAAGTGTGATGCCATTGCGGGAGATGGATAATGGTCTCCAAGTATTCTAGGATAATTAGGATCATCATGTTTACTTCTTGCAGACTTAATTGCATTTCCCCACTCCTCTATTCTTCCTGCTACCTGATCCATGTTATTATCTATATCAATAACTTTGTCCCCAACTCCTACATCTATCAAGAAAGCATCTGGTGATAGTACTGCTTCTAGTAGTCTTCCTGCATAACTAGGAATATCAAACTCTGTATTAATACTCAATGCCCTATCTACTTCTTCTGTTAAAACTTGAGTTACATACTCAGAACCTTCAGATATTGCATAAGATTTTGATACCTGATATAAATCCACTCCTTGCATTTTAACTAATGAACTAGTTTCTAATGCTAATTCGTCTGTTAGTGTAGCTCGCATAGCTTTTAGCTCATCAATATCTGCTAAAACTATGTCTGCGCTACTAATATTTATTACAGGCAAACTAGCCCTTAGACTCTCTATTAGTTCCTGATACATTATCTATAATTCCTTCAAAGTTATTACCGAATATGGCTCTCAATACTAATCTTGTATATTCATTCAAACCATCCAATACAATGTGCCTAACCTGACTAAATTCTATTGAATCCTTTCCTAGTACATTCTCCATATCTTGTAACATTGATGCCTGAAATTTCTTATTCTTCTTACCTATGAAACTAATTATGTCCAGTAAATCTATTCCCTGAATAATAACAGTTCTATCTGATTTCTCCATTATATCTCTCCTTATCAATATTAATCATCACTCTGTTCCACGAGGTCAAGAAGGTAGCGGTTAATTGTTGGTGTTCCTCTAGGAATCCTTTTCCTTATTGTTAATCTCTTATCATCTACAACTACATAATCACTGTTATTAATAGCATTTAATGTCTCTGGTAAACTCTCTACCTGAACCAGACAATCACCATTAATGGTTGATCCAACTGATTGCCAACTGGTTATATCTGCCTTACCCCAAGTTATATGAGCACCTACTGTATAACCAGATAAAGTATATAAATATCCGATGCCAGAACAGATAGGGCAGTAGGGATTAGTGGAAGTATTAGAAACTGGATTAATATCACAACTAGGACAATCAGTTTCTATCTTGGTAATGAAAGTTATATCTCTACCAATAGCTTCTCTTATATTATTAATGACATCACGATTATTAGTTGGATATGTTATCATTATTCTCCACGTCTGAAAATCTCATCCCAAATTAAGGCTATATTCTGCCACTTATACTTATCATCGCTGAATTTCTCTATACCCTTTCTTGATAGGGAATCATAGTTATCTTTATCTGAATAAATTTCATCTAATTTTTCTGCTACATCTGCAGGATTAACTATGTACCCAGTTGTCATGATTCCATCAATAACATGAGTATCCTCTACTGGAACCAGTATTCCACAATCTTCATATAGTTCAAATAATGCACTATGTCCAGCTACTACCTGAGGAGCACCAGTTAGGGTATGTTCACAATTTGGTAATCCCCAGCCTTCGCCAAGTCCTGTATTGATTCCAACATCTGTAGCATTATATATCAAGTTAAGATGTTTATCTGGAACCATCTGAATACCACTTTGATTATTAGTAAGAATTAATCTATTAGAAATGCCATATCTTACTGCCAGTTTAGAAATATTTATATGTGAATCTTGTACTCCACAATGCATATATAATTTAACATTGTTTGGTTTATTTCTAGAGAATAAAGCAAATGCTTGTAAAGTAATATCTAATCTCTTTCGTGGTTGATTCCTTCCAGCATTGAGTACTATAAATCCATCATAGAAATCATCTTTCTTATCTTTATACAGTTTACGTTTAATCTCTTGTTTAGTTCCTTCCATCTTATAGAAGACAGTAGAATCTACACCATGAGGTACTATTTCTATATCTCTTCCTGGTAATACTTTCTGTAATACACTCTTACCAAAGTTAGTGTAAGCCACTATAGTACTTACTATATCAAAGTTTACATACCAATCTGGATCATGATGCATAGCATCAATAGGAATATAAGTCACTATCTTAGGAAGTGTCTTGCCTTTATATATTTCCTTGAGTCTACCTAGCAATCCATTTAGTACCCAAGCATCAAACAGTAAGAATAGTACATCTGGCTTCTCCAGATTGACTATATCCTCAATCCTACTAATCCCATACACATCACCAGGATTTCTATAAGTAATAGCAGGATAAATCTTTGCTCTCTTATACGGATGAGGATCACCCGTATAGTTTATACCTAACCAAAATATATCATAATTATCTGGCAAATATTTTACTATTGAATGTAGAACCCTTGAAAATCCTGTAGGAGTAACTGCATCTCCCCAAATGCCCAACTTAAGTTTCTTCATATTAATCCTTTCTTACAATAAAGTTTTCTGTTCCCAATTATTTAGAGTATACCCAGGTAATGACATCTTATTTGTCTTGGCTAATCTCTTAGTTGGTGGCAGTATTAATGAACTTAATTCATCAGTAAATCTCTTTAGATTTGTATCTAATAGCTTACCACTATCTATATTAGTATATCTAATTTCTGCATCTGACCAACTTGATACATCCCATGCACTATTCTCTAGACTGCCCTCTAATACAATTATTGCAGCCATTAAGATTATAATGTATTCATCTGCTGTCTCTATTACTGGAGGTGAATCAAATGTGAATCGTCTATAATTACCATTCCTAGTAATTACATTAGTTGTACTTACTATATACTTAGAATCCCAATACCTCTGTAAAGTCTTAACTGACAATATTAAAGAAGTTAGCAACCACTCGTTAGCATATCTATAAGTTGAAGGATTGATATCCCCAATCTTTAATCTCAGGTATGGAATTAAGTATTCTATATTACTGGTAAATTCTCTAACTACTAGTATATTTCCTATAGTAACAGTTACAGAAACTATACCATCATCTATTACTAATGTATAAGTTCCTTCATTAATAGTATCAACTTCTGATTTACTTAATATTAATTCAATCTCACCACTATTAGAAGTTAGACTTAGTTCATCAGACTGAACTTTATAATTAACTACTTCTATTCCCATATCATCAAAGAAAGTAATAGTAATATCATACCCACTTAAATCAAGTGGAATACTATTTGAATCCTTTATAGTAAATATTGTAGCATAACCTGAACCTTTATATAAAGTTAAATCAATATTATCCATTATGGCCCGTTCCTCTTTGTTACATAAAAATTATCTTTATTACTTACTTTAAATTGTTTATAATCTTTTACCGAAATAGTAAATAGAGTATATGGGAATCTTGTCTTTACAGCATGAAGTAATCTTACATTAGTACTGGTTTGAATTAATATACTGTTTAATATATTAAGTATTCCATGTTGAGTTAAAGATACTAAATCTGATACTTGTGATAATGAACTAGGTTGTATAGTTAGTGTTAAATGAGAAGTTAAGATTAAGTTATCTGATGTTTGAGATAATGAACTATCTTGTAAATCTAGTGAACCAAAATATGGATGATATCCTATTGTAATGTTGTTAGAAGTTTCTGATTGTAAAGAATTATCAATACTTAAAATATTATGTTGTACTAGGACTACATTATCTGAACTTTGTGCACTAGAACTATTGTAAATGCTAAATACACCAGATATTATTAAATCTAAATTATTACAATTTTGAAGTTGAGTAGAATTATTAACTGATAGTGTATAATGTTGTATTAAAGTTAAATTATCAGATATTTGTGACTGTTGTGAATTATTAATTGCTAGACTATTATGCTGAGTTAAACTTATATTATCTGATATTTGATTACTAGTACAATCTTGTATAACTAAACTTCCAGTAGGTGGGGTATAACTTAATGTTATATTATCTACTGATTGTAATTGAGACGAATTATTAATTGATAAAGAACTGTGTTGTATTAGGTCTACATTATTAGATACTAAAGATTGAGAACAATTATTAATTAATAATCCTAGACCGAGAACAACATTATCTACTATTTGTACTTGTGAGGAACTTTGTATATCTAGAGTATTATGTTGAGTCAAATCCAAATTATCTGAAACTATTGACTGAACACAATTACTAACTGATTCCCCTATACCAAGTATTACATTATCTGTAGACTGTGATTGTGACGAATTCTGAATACTTAAACTACTGTGTTGTATTAAATCTAAATTATCTGATGTAGATAGTTGTACACTATTATTTACAATTAATCCCACACCAAGAACTAGATTATCTACTATTTGTACTTGTGAACAGTTATCTACTGATAAACTACTATGTTGAGTAAGTACAACATTACCAGAATTTTGTGATTGTGAACTATCTTGTAATACTAAACCAATCCCAAGTGTTACTAAATCTGATGTTTGTAATTCTTGACTGTTCTGAATTACTAATACATTATGTTGTATTAAACTAACATTACCAGAATTTTGTGATTGTGAAGAGCTATTAATTGTCAGTGATACTGGTAATGGAGATGGGGCTACAAATGTTCCATTCGCTGTGAAGGTATGATAGGTATAACCACCTGCATGCGTGATGTTCCCGCCCGTTCCATCTATCTCACCCGAAGATAGATATCGAATATAGACAATGCCTGAACCGCCCGCCGCCCCAGTATAATTAGCTGAGCCTCTTCCACCACCACCGCCGCCGCCCTTATTCGTAGTTCCACCCGTTCCCGCTCCCTTGTCTACAGTTCCTGCTCCCCCACCATCTGAAGCGGACCCGCCACTTCCAGAATTAGCTCCACCACCACCACCCCCACCTAAACGAGTAGTGTTTGCAGATTGTGACAAAAACGAAGAGGCATCTGTTCCTGCACCACCCGCCGCTCCGCTATCACCAGATGGGCTAGAACCGATTGCTCCTGTACCGCCTCCTCCAGCAGCCCCCTCGTTTACGCTAGTACCACCGTTGTAACCTTGACTGCCAGTTCCACCAGTCCCTCCGGTTCTTCCTGTACCACCACCACATCCACCAGCTAAGCCGCTATTAGTATTTCCGCTTCCACCACCACCACCACCAAGAGCCGTTATAGTTGAGAATGTAGAATTGCTTCCGTTATTTCCTTTGACACCATTATTACTTCCAGCACCCCCAGCGCCTCCTGCACCTATAACAATAGGATAACCCATAGCAACTGATACAGAAATAGTACCAGTTTGAAGCCCACCGGCACCACCACCACCTTCACCACCACCATAAGAGGCCGCGCCACCACCGGCACCACCACCACCACCAACTAAAAGATAATCAACATTAACAGTCGCTACCATTACGCCCTCACATAAACCAGTCGGATCAAATCCAACAATGCGGGAGACGCTAGATTATCAGCACCACTTCCTAGACGATAAGCTTTGATGTGAACCCGCTTTCCAGCACCTGGCGTACCAGCAAAGGTAATTGCAGCGCTGACCGGACTCTCGTTGTCCGAATAAGCAGCCGCAGTATTAGCAGAGGTAACTTCGACCGCAGTTTCAATAGCAGTTACCTCATCCTGTAGATCATTAACATCTACTGCATGAACAGTGGTTACATTATCTGTTTTAGTAGAAAATGATTTCACACCAGTTGGAAATGTTGCTGTCATTATTATCTTCCTTATTTATTTCTAAGTAGGATCAGCTATATTAATCTTCCAACTTGGGATATCTACCGTTCCACCGGCGGTTAGTGCTTGAGATGTACAAGTAGTTACATATCTTAAAGTAGTATCACCAGATTTAACTATAGCAACAAATCCTGCGGTACCAGAGTTAGTAATACTAACACCAGATTTGGCAGCAATGGTACATTTACGACCAGAAATATCATCTGCATTGACAAAATCACCAGCTACCATAGCCACTTTAGCTAACATTAGAGTAGTAAATGCATCAGTATATGTTGCTGGCTGTGTAGAACATACACACATCCAATCTCCTGCACCTACATAAGAAAGTGCAGAGTCAATCATTGCATCAGGAGCAACTTTAGCCATATTATTTACCTTCCTTTAAATTAGTTTTACTTTTAATACTAGAATCTTGAACTTCTAGCTTAAAGTGTAATTTCTTATTATCTTTCTTATTCTTATTATTTCTCATATTCTATTTTACTCACAACCTCACCAAATTGAGTTTCAGATATTCTACCTTCAATAACTTTGATTATCTTCTCAGATTTCTCCAATACTCTAGCTCTATTTAGGAACCTATTTAAAACTACATCACTCTTACACTTGTTTAGAGCAGCCAATAGAGACATGTATGGACTCTTGAGAATAACATCTAATTCTTCATCAGTGGCAGCAGCATAAGGTTCAGGAATAATATCCTTTACCATTTCAGGTACTTTACATTCAATGATAGTACCAGTCTCTAGGGCTTTCTTATTAATACGTCTGAAATATACATCTTGTGCATTATTCCATACATAGACCATAGTAGAAGGATCATTACTATTTGGATTACCAAATAATATAATACCTTCTGGTTTACCATCAAACGGATTCAGTACAGTACAGAATACCCTACCTAAGATTGTTTTCTTATATCCTTTAAGTGGTTCACCTGTCTGCATTGCAGTAAATAACTTGCTATCTAATTCACTCTCAGCCATTATATAAATCCTTTCTATAATATATTTAACTAGGGCAGGGCGTTTATTCCCTGCCCTAGATATTAAATCCTTAGCTTATTGCACCAATTACATGAATACCCATTGAATTGTCGATCATCATACCAAACTGTTGGTAAATCTCCAAATTCCAGTAAGGAGGAGTAGGACGCATATCGTCATACTGTTTGGTCTGGGCAGGCCCGTAAGTGATAAATTCACCAACGTTATTACCAATGACCAAAACCTTATCTTCTGGTACCAGTTTGTTATAATCTTCTGGGTTATCATAATTCTGAGGAACTACGATAATAGGAACTCCAGAGTATTGACCTAACCAGCCAGTTCTCATAACCTCTTCTAGAGCGGAATTAACTGCCCAAGTAGTAGGAGAAGCTGCACCATTATTCCAGAATGCACCAAATTTGGTGATTGGAGTAAGAGCAGCCCTAGTACCTACAATGGCTTTGGCTCCAGATGTAGTCAAATTGATCTGCTTGATGGCATCATCTAATATAGTATATGTGAGTGGGCCATTAGCTGCAGTATAATTATTAGGAGTATTAGCTGCAGTCCAAATCGTAGTTAAAGCAGTAAAGACTTTATTCATAAGGAAATCATTCAGTTTAGCTACCATCTCGGAACGAATACTTTCGACAGTACCAAGTTCACCAGATGCTAACTCCCAATAGTTTGCCAGAACTTTCACATCTGCACCATCAAGAATATAGTTAGCTCTTTCTGATACAGTCAATTCATTAGCGAGATGAATAGAACCAGGAACTAAGGTATGAACATGAATTCCTTTCCGAACTTTCTTAACGAGAATATCACCGACATTAAGATTTCTGGTATTAAGCAGTAGACCAATAAAGTCAGTACTGATATGACCAGGATCAACATATTCAACAATCAATTGAGCTAGTGCGTCTCTCTTCGTAGTATCTTTCATTAAAGAAGCAACAGCTTCTTTCAGTTTTAAATTTTCCATTAGCTTAAGAACCTCCGTGTAGTTAAATCCAAAGCTTATAGTGGGGAGTTAATATCCCCACTATATTATTTATTATATATTATGGGCGAATCTTAACAGTCAAACGACCAGAAGTAGAATCATATGCTACAACCTGACCAACGACTCTAGCATCCATAGTAGATTGATATTTCAATTTACCTGCATCTGTAGTATCTTCTGCCGTATTAGCAACAATCACAGGAGCACCAACAGTATGTAAGCTGTTACTAGCAATATAGCAACCAGAGGGTAATGTATAGGTACCTTCACCAAAAGCTAGAGCAGGAATCCCAGAGGGAATAGTTTTACTTTCCTGATAACCAGGATAGGTAGTATATACAGTCTCACTGGACATAGGCAAATTAGTGGCCTGATCCCAACCACCACGCAAAGCCCACGCATAAGCAGGCATTGGTAGATAGTAAGGAGGAGTACCATTATTTACTGCCCAAGTAATACAATACTTGGCAAAATTTGCTTCTGCAGCAGTAGCAGGAACAGCAACACCAGGCAGATCAGACATTGAGCCAAAATCTGCTGTATCAGCATTGGCTTTCAGTAATACAAATCTACCCTCAACAACATCAGCTTGGGGGACTACCCCAATAACATCTTCAAAACGATTGATTTCCATCGTCTAATTCTCCTTAGCCGTTTTACTTTCTAACAGGGCTTTGATAATTTCTTTATTACCCATAGCAACATTGTCTACAGTAATAACTGGAACTTTAACAGAAGCAGTAGCAACGTTAGCAGAAGCTTTAGCAAATGATACAAGTTCCTGAATAACGAAGTCTAACTGTGAATCTGCCATGCTCAATAATTCAGCTTTCTTCTCTTCGAAGTATTTCTCATCTTTCTGAATACCTGCGGTAGAGAATTTACCTTTAATTGCAGTCAGTTTCTCCGCATTAGCTTTCTGAGTATCTGCTTCCACTTTAAATTGTTTTAAGGTAGTAAACTCAGGTTCCATAGCATCAAACTTAGTCTTCAAATCCGTAAATTCTGCTTCCTTAGTCTTCAGAAGTTCTTCTTTCTTCTGTAAATCTAATTTAGCTTGTTCTAATTCTTTCTCTTCCATCTTATTGTCCTCCGTGCTGGCTTCAGCACTTGATAATAGTTTCTGAGCTTTTGATTGTAACGAACTCTTAAGACTATCCGAAATATTTGATTGAGGTATTCTAGCAATAGCATTACGCAAATGGGGCAAATCAGTCTTGCCACTAGAATCCTTATATGGGAAATGTCTTAGACTTCGTGGTACGGTCTTGCCTTCTCCGTCTTTCTTTCCACCAGATTCAACATATAAGAAAGCCGAATCAGGAAGATCATCAATAAATGCTCTAGTCCATACTGCTGCTTCACTTAACTCTGCAGTAACTTCCTCTATCTCTACAGAAGAGAAAGCTATAAATGGAGTTCTGCCACTATATGCTGGCATACCAACAACAGCTAAACCATTTAATACACAATCTTTCAGGACTTCAACATCATTTACCATATCAGATGATGCATAAGCTAATTCAAAGCTTACGTTGGGGGGATTCCCCTCATCATACATCTTCTTAAGTAGTGCTATATCATCTGGTCTCTCTTTTGACCACAGGGCAGCTAAAGCAATAACTTTGTTGCCTTCTTTAGATAAATTTGATATAACGCCTATTGGATTACCTAGTGCTTCTTTATGTCCTTTAGATATCTGATTACGTGCCATCTTTATTGGAGCATTGATACCTGTTTTAATAATATTATCAAACTCCGATTCTGGCACCTGCTGTTTATTGGCATTAGGGTCTGAGTCACATACTACAATTTTAGCCCACTGATATAGAGGATTGAGACTGACACTTGCATTTGCCTCAAATAACTCAATATTAGTCTTTAATTCAATAGATTTGGTTTCCACTAATGCACTCCCAAATTCAGGGTATTTCTCCTGAATTTTATTTATATATACTATTAATTATACACCTTATTTGATATTATAGCGGAATATGACCTTATTTGGGTAAATTATCTGTAGGTTTTGGTGCATTTTGGTTATTACCTGCTGGATTTTGACTATCAGTAGGAGTACTTGGCTGGTCACTATTAGGTACAGTAGGAGCAGGACTAAATGGTTGAGGAGCAAAGGAACCAATTTGTTTCTCTTGCATTAACTTATCTTCTTCTTCTTTCTGGTTAACCTCATCATTCCAATTTATACCTAAAGCATTATCAAATGTAGTTCTAGATATATTACCATTCTTATATAAGGTCGATAATGCAGCGAAAAAGTCTTTGAATGCTGATATATTAATTGGTTCAAATGATATATCGGGAGCAGAGTTAAATGAGTTTTGCCTAGCTACTTCATTAACTATATAACTTAATACTTGAACTATGTGTGATCTAAAATTCTCCATAGTTTTAGCTGGAGACATCATTGCATATTCTGGAGTAGAGGTATTACTTTTCTCTGATTCTCCAGTAATAATTATTCTTGGCATACCCAAAGCAAATAATATTTCTTGATTAATTTCAGTATATTTAGAATCACTAATTAATGCCTCTATATCTGGCATAATCCAGTCAATTTGTAGTGTATGATTAGCAAACAATTGGAATATTCTTTCTACATTATTACCCTGACCATCTCTCCATAACACCTGGTTCTTCAATTCTGCTAAAGAGTCAGCATTGTCTTCTGTTAATGGGAAATCCTTATCTCCCAATCTGAATAACAGAATAGCACTAATTACTCTAGAAGCTACAGAATAATCCATTCTTCGTAAATTACGTTTATGTTGTAATGCTTCCAGTGCAGATTCCAAATAAGGAATAGGATAGGGTTCATATGATTGTGGTTTACGTCTAAAGATATTATCATTATTTAATAATACCTTCTTAGCTCCATCATTTACCTGAGTTACAAATTGTGGATAGGATACCAATAAATTATTGTATAAATCTACATCTTTAGTACCATCAGGATAAGTACCACCACTGGTTATAAATGAAACTAATTTATCTGGTACACTTACATAATAAGAAACCTTTGGCCCTAATAGTGAAGAATTTATGGTTATTGTTGCAGGGTCTCTTATCCACATAGTTGTTGGTAGGGTAAGTGTAGTATATTTCTTAATATTATATGCATTTAGTTGTTCTTTAGTTACTGGGGTAAACTCAATCTCTGGTACAACTAATCCAGATAATAGATACTCATGTGCCATTAATTGAGCAAACTCTTTCAACTTTGGTTTGAGAGCATCAAATACTCTGTATACGTTATCAGATAGATTTTCCCTACTCATAACTATGTCCGTTACTCCAAGGTCTACTAATTTATTTATTGTAGTGGAACTAAGTGGGTCTCTCTTGTAGAAGAATCTACATTGATTTACTATCTTTAGATAGTTATCTGTAGTATTTCTGTCTAAAGTGTCTACTTCCACCGTAGACCAGGGATTATAAGAATTAGTGCCTAATGGTGTCATTATAGCAGCTATAGCATCATTATTTAATTTACCCTTTGGTATAGTAATAGATGCTGCAGCTTTCTTTGTAGTTTTACTAGTTGATTTGCTTTCCATATATCATCCTTAAACCCAAATGGGCTTCAATAAACTTTTCTGTTTAGTATTAACTCTGAAAGATTCATTCTCTAAGTAATAGGCCAATACCCCACATAATAATGCAGAAGTGAAATGGTCTTCTCCACGCTTACCTCCCCTGACTGTTAATGTCTTATATGTTATATCCCCACTAACACTCTTAGAGTAGGTCATACGTTCCAGTTCTGTTACCATTTCCAAATCCATAGTAGAATAAATTATCTTTTGATTATTGGAATAATCCTGTAGAGCAGAAACTGAGAATGGTTTAGTCTTATTCTTTATTTCTTTACCTTCACTATCAAATCCTAATGATATTGAGGATGAAAAATCTATTGGTATTAGTCTCTTAGTATAATTCTTATGTATATAGTCATTATCATTTTGTAAATGATGTAGTGTAGACATACCAGAGTTACCCTTATCCATTCCTATAATAATTGGATTATATTTAGTATCTAGGATATCTATTAGTTTCTCTTGAATTGTATAAGAAACTTTGTCCATTCTTATACGTGCATGAAAATGAATTCTGTCTTCACTATCTAGATATAAGATTTGAATGGCAGTAGGTTCAGTATAACCTAAATCTATTCCCATTATTGTTCTAAGTCTTTTATCAGATATTGAGGGTAATGATGATATCTTAGTCAAATATTCAGACAAGTTCTCTTGTAATTGTAGTCCACTTAATTCCAATTTATACACAGGTTCTGACTTCAGTAGAAATGAAGAACGATCAAATAATGAGAAAATTGGTTTTCCATGTTCTGCACAGTTATGAGCAGAGAACCCACAGGTTACATACGAGTTATCACCTTCTACTTCTAAATTGTAAACCTTTCCAGAATAGGGTATTGTTTTTATGTTTCTAATTCTAATAGAGAGGTCTCCATTGTCAAATGTATCAAAAGTATCTTTTAGGTTACAGTATATGGTCTTTATTTCTTTTACATTTAATGCTATTGTATAACAACCAGTTGTGGTTGTTTTTTTGGCATTATGATATATTTGTATTTCTTTACCACCAGCAGAATATATAAGTGATGGGTGAATAGAAAAACCATATAGTATGTGTAAAATTCCGTATGCCAAATCTTTTGATACAGTAGTATAGGTTTGTTTCATATCTTTATTGTGTAGACTTAAACTTCCATCCCCAGCGAATAAACCCTCAAGATATGGTAATAATTCTTGTGAAGTTACACCGACAAGAAAAGATGGAACGTGTTTATTGTGTGCCCCATGTCCTATGTACTTAGAAATAAACTTTGAGAATATAACTGAACTGAATACTAAGTATCTACCATTTCCTGCAAAAGTTTCCCAATAATGCAATCCCAAAGTATCAAGAACTCTTTTAGACTTATCTACAATACCCTGTTCCAAAATGTTCAAAGCAATAGAACACTGGCCTCTTTCTTCATGATTAGACCCTTCCGCAGTAAATAGTCCAAGTAAGAATAGTAAGTCTGAATCTAGCTCCGTTCTTTTAATAAATTTTCCACGTAATGAACGTATACTTTCATTTCTTGTTCTACAACTAGCATATACACTACCTTCTTTAACTACACCAAATTCTGAAAAATCAATATACTTTGGAAGATGTCTAGTATATTTAACATTAGGAAAGCTAACTCTGTCTAAAGCAGTATACTCTTTTGCAGCAATAAAACTAGGGAAAAGTGATTTAATATTATTTGGTCTTATATTTTTATTAAGATTTCCCTTCCATATAGCATACGGTTTATTTCCACTCCATGTAACCTTTTTGAGTTTCATTCCATAAATAGGATGATCTGGTGTACATATAATTGGTTTATACAAATGCTCTGTTTTAATCTCTATTGCATCCCCATTATAATCTCTTTCAAAAGTTTTTACTACTTTTCCCCAACCCCCTTTGTGAGTTAAAACAGTATCTCCTACTTGTATGTCTACTATGTCTTTAATGTCATTATCTGTAATTATAGGAGTATTAGGAGCAAAACACACTAGATGAATATAATCATCTGAGTCTTCACCACCATATTGATCTATGGCCTTACGTTTATCTTCATCAGTGAATCTGGGATTCTGATAAGCAGTAATATGGTGCTTAGAATAATTGGAGTCTTCTTGGTCACAGTGATAATTTACACTTTTCTCTCTTATTCCTGTAGGAACACCAGCTACCATTAATTTATATCCATCAGTAAAAGTATTAAGTGTTGGTTGTAATTCAACCCAAGTTCCCCAAGGGTAGTAACCTGATTCGTCTACTATAACAAATGGACTATGTAATCCAATTACTGTAGCTCCAGTTCCAGTCTGTCCAGCTATACGGCACATCAATAGGGATTGATTAGTTAGCTTGATAGTAAAATCAGAAGAATTAATTCCTCCTGCTCGTTCTATAAAGTGTCTCAGGAATGTATTGGAGCGTAACATCCTAATTAGATTGGAGAATACGGGCTCAAGATGAACTTTAGATGGTACAGTGTATACAATATAGTCTTCTGGAAATGTTTTGAATATTAATAACCACAATATTAATGCAGTTAAGGCCATAGTCTTACCAGTGGCACGGGCTTCTACTATACTTACATAATTACTAAAGTCTAGTAATATTTCCTTCTGATACCAAGTTAATTCAAATGGTTCCTCTGTTTCAAGTTTATCGTAGTTATACATAAACTCACACAGCATAACAGGATTCCGAATCAACTCGAATATCATCATATCCACATCTGTTTGGTGACACTTTTCTTCTATTGGCAAATTTACCTCTTGATTTTCCTGATGTTATTTATTATTTATAGTAATCTCATCATACATTGGTTGAAAATTCTTTGTATCCTTAGCACCTGCACGGAAATACTCTTGACCACCATCTACAAATATCTCTCCACATTTACAAGATACAAAATCATGTACAGACTTTGATTCTATAATATCTCCACACTTTAAACATTTTGCACGATTATGATACTGTTTTTCTGTTATCATATATTTTCTCTTATCTTGGTAAAGATATTAGTTACTATTGTCTTCCAATCAAAGGTGTTTCTTATCTCTTCAAGTTCAGGTAAAGTGATTTCCTTTGGGTCTTCATTCAATATAGAGACTAACTGGTCTACTATATTACCTTTCATATCAATTACCTTACTATACTTACTATACCAATCATAGGTATCAATATTAGGAATTATAGGTGTAGCACCACAAAATAATCCTTCTATTCCCATCATCTCAAATCCCTCTACATCTCTTAAACAGGAGACATATTGAGATTCATTTAATACTTGTCTTAACTCATTATCCTCCATGTAAGGAAGGAAATGGTACCTACTTCCAAATTTGAAATCCTCACCAGTATGATACATATCCTTGTTTGACAACACACAAGCAGCATATAACTTATCTATACATTCTGTAGAAGCCACATGACCTGTAGTAAATACCTTTCTGTTTCTAATAGAAGTTGTAGTATAGAATGTGTTCTTGTCTGCTCCCCAAGGACAGTGTAGAAAGTTAAATTTCTTATCTGTATACTTAGTTAAATCATGAAAGGAAACAGTTAAATTGGCTTCTTCCCATAACTTGGGCCAATTATAGTATCCACTAGTGAAATAAGTATGCTGAATAATTATAGTCTTTAATCCTGCAGATATACAATTCTCTATTGGTATAACTTCACCACCACCAACAGCATGTAGTATTTCCATTTCAGAGATAGTTGGATCACTTACCCACTCTATCCATTCTGGAGAATACTGGTGAAATGCTTTAGATATCCTATCGAAAGCTTTACCTAAATTATGATCCTTATGCTCAAATACTCTCATATTTATAATAAGATATTAATTCATCTATTCCTCTCTCAAGAGTGGTCTCTGGTTTCCACAGAGACAGAATATCCTTATTGGGTTCTTCTAGTTTTGCTCTACCTATTACGTCCTTATTTGGTGAGATAACAATGGCAGACTGTGTCTTACTTGCAATAATTCTAGCTAAATCAATTACACTTGTCCACTCAAAGGAAGAGATATCATATTCTCTATTTTGATAATTATTTGCCATAGTATAAAGGGCTTTAGCACAATCCCCTGCATAGAGAAACTGTCTCTTCTCTTCTCCGTCTGTTTTCATGGAAATAACATTAGTCTTTATTGCACTGTTTATAAAATCAGTGATAACATAAAATCTATCTTCTGAACCGGATTGTTTACCATAGACATTCCACAACTTTGCTGTCATTCCACCTAAGGAGTTAGTATATTTCTCACCTAGTAATTTTAGATTACCATATGTGGAACTAAGTAAATTACTTAACTGACTAGACACAAATATGAAGGGCTTATGTAAGTTAGATAAAGCACAAAAGGTATTATACATAATACTATCATTATCGCGTATATACTGAAAGTTATTCTTAATACTAGATAAATACTTTGAGCCACCAACATCAAAAGCTAGGAAGTAAACAAAGTCTGCTTTCCTAAACTTATCCTCAATAAGAGATGGAGAATCCCAAAATCTTAGGTCTTGGTCTTTACCACTCTTAATATCTATCTCTGATACTTCTTGACCAGCACATTGTAAATAACTTACCAAATATGATCCAATTAGTCCCTTACTTCCTAATACTAGACTGTTCATTTTAGTAGGTCTCTAACTTTTGTGCTGAATTCTGAACCTTTACATATAACAAACAACCCATGATTATTCTTGAATTCAAACCACTCAGAAGTGGTGTGTAAATCCATAAATCTATTTATTGCATCCTTCTCGGTAGCATATACCGGCTCATTGGAGTCATGTAAAATCATTAGTCCACCCAGTCTTAAATTCTGGAAATATAATGTCATTTCCTGATAAGTCTCGTTAAAGAAATGACTAGTATCTATAAATACAATATCATATGAATTAGGAATTACCTTAATAGTAGTCAAAGATATACTGTTACCTAAGTTAAAACTCCAATTAAAGTTATCTAAGAATTTAGCTACTTCTCCTATAGGTCTTTGAATATCACACGACCAAAGATTACCAGAGGTTTCAGTTAAAGCAGACAGAAATGCACTTGTACTACAACCCTCTCTTACTCCTAACTCTACTACTTGTTTTGCATTCATAACCACAGTTACATCATGTAAGAACTGTAAATGTTCAGATATATCTGAGGGTGTGCCTATCTTTAATTCAAAGAAATCATTCACTAAAGTATGTACATCTAATTTCATATTATTAAATCCCCAATCCTCTTTATTTGTAGTATTCTCAAAGTCTCGTAAGGAGAAATCCATATCATTTATTATCCCACTACCACCAAATCCACCTTCATGATTAATATGATAGAATGGAATATCCCTTACTACCTTTAATTTGAAACCATTTAACTGTGCTTTCTTCTGTACATTAGAGTCTGTAAATCCTCTACCTATTAGACTTTCCTCAAATCCTCTTATGGAATACCAGACATCTTTATGAGCATACTGAAAATCACCACAACAATTTACTAATGACCAAACATCCCCAATGAAGGCACCGCTATCTCCAACTTGTGGATAATTTAATTTCATTAATTCTTCTTGAGAAGTTACTTCACTAAGTGGAATATTACGTCTAGCTCCAACATAGAAAGTATCTTTATCCTGTAATAAATCAAAGTAATTTCTAGTGGGACAGATAACGTCTATATTAGTTGAAAGTATAAAGTCTGTATTGAGTCTTCTTATGCCAATATTTCTTCCTAAAACTTCTACACATTTCTGTGAAGGTTTTCCATCTAGTAATATGTTAGCTTCTTCTGGAGAAATTACTATCCACTTTAATTTATTACTATATATTAAATCACCCTGTATTTCATCCACTAATGAGTTCTTATCAGAAGACCAATCAACATATACTATCTCATCAACTGTATTTATTAAAGAATTAATACAATAAGTTGCTCTCTCTTTAAGATTACCACCATAGTTATCATTCCTACTTACTAATACACACCCAATTGTCATATAGTTCCTACTTCATAGAGTCTGGAATATTATCTAAGTTTCTCATACCGTGTGCTAACAACCACTCCGATGTTATAGTAACTTCACCATTACAAATTCTTTGGTCAGGAAATTCTCTATGACATTTTAATTTTATTACATTAGTCTTGAATTGTGGATACTGAAACCATATCGTAGCAAGTAATTCATGACACTCAGGACAGAAGATATACATCATTCTTTGTTCATAGAATTTCTTAGCTTTCTTCTTTAACTCTTCTATGAAAGTTACAGCATCTTCTTCCTTCTCTGAGTGTCTAGTCTTACGTGAAATCTTTAGGTCATCTTGAATCTTACTTATACCCTCACGAAGATGCTGTTGAATACTCGAAAGTCTTTCAACTACTAGAATATTGTTCTCACTAACTCCACCACCTTCTTCTAGAAGTTTACCTATAATTGTGTCATAGTCTTCTAGTCGTATAACGGAAGAGGCCAACGCCCTTAGTCCCTGAATATCATTTATCTTCAAATCATCTAGGTCATAGTCTTTACGAAACTCTTCTAACTTTATTTGAATTCGTTTCTCCCAATCTCTATTTGTCTCTACATTCATAGCCTTCTTAATAAACTTTTCGTCAAACTCATCATCAGTTAAATTTTTATACTGCTTAAGATTACGAAGTTTATTCTTATCAGGTACAGTTAATCTCTTGTACTTATAAGCAGTCCTTAGTCTCTTATTGAATTCTGGAGTAGTTTCATCTTCATTCTCCAGATTAGGTATTGTACCGATATCCATTAAAGGTCTACTAGTCGGCTTCTTCATCGACTACTTCCGTATTTGTAGTTTTATCAAATACAGGAGTAACCACATATGTAATGGCTACATCCATTTCTATTTCCATTACTCCACCACAGAAGGGACAAAAGAAATCTCCCTTTGGGTCAATTATATCATCATCCATAAAGAAATCTGTTACATCTTCTCCACAGAATGGGCATATAATTCTATCTGACTTTTCCATAATTAATTCTCCTTTTACATTGAACATAAACTATAACCACAATTAGGACATGTTGCACAATGTCCACTTACTATCATTTCACTTCCACAATCATTACAGATTAATTTAGTGTCCACTTGCTCTTGTTCACTACCTGGTTCTGTAATTACTATCATAGTCTATTCTCCTGTATTTATTTATATATATAATTATACCATATTATCTCATTTATAGCGGAATTTAAGATGATTTATCAGATAATCTATCAAAAATTTCTCTATTTCTTCGATACTATGAGTACTATAACAATTTAGACATACATAGAAATCTGTATTTTGTCTATCAAATCTGAATACTCTATACTCTATTCCTACACCATTTCCACACATTGGACATTTAATCTGAGTCTTCAAATTGTCTCCTTGCTGCCTGTTCAGCATAATGAGTTATGGTTCTAACTAAAGAAGGAGTCAGCAATTCTTCATTCCTCATAAATAGAAATTGTCTTAGTCTATCCAAATCAGAGGCCAGTAATGGTACATAGACTAAATCATGATCTTTAATCTTATGCATATCACATGCAATTTCTTCTGTGAATTCCTTATTACAGATAAGGCATACATATCTTTTATTTCCTAATTTTATTGCCACTATTCCTCCTTGACATTCTGTTATTCTGTGGTATAATTACTAAACATTACCATAAAGGTAATGACTATTTTTAATTATCTATATTATATCACAAATTGACTTAAAAGTCAATACCCAATATTATTAGAATTTTATTAGAGTTTTATTAGAGTTTAATATTTACCCTTGACAATCTATTAAATCTATGATATAATTGTGATTATTGACAATACAATAAATTATGGTATAATTGTGCTGCCAAATACATGAATAAAAAGAATTCAGTATTAGTTCTCACAATTCATTAAATGTCCTAAATATAATAAAAATAAATCATTTAGCTAATACATATACAGCAATCAATTCAAATTAATCTTAGAGAGGGTAGTGACATATGAATATAGGGGATATGCTAAGTGACCTTAATCGTTCTAGGTGTCTGACATGTGATTTATATATATATAATCAATGGTGTTATTGGGACTGCATATTTGATAGATATCATAAATATAATAATATTGCCTATTGACATTATAAGGAATTTGTGGTATAATTGGGGTATATCAAAATGAAAGGACAAATATGGAGGGATTTACTTATATTACCAGTATAACTGAAATGGGACGGTTCCAAGATGATTTGATGTTAGCAGATAAAATAGGATTTGATATAGAAACTACAGGACTAGACCCATTTCTGGATGAGGTTACTCTTATTCAGTTTAGTATGAATAAGAATATTTATATCCTTAATACCCTAGTTCTAGGTGATGGTTACACTAAATATTTTCTACGATTAGTAGATGCCACTCATAAGATGATTATAGGCCATGCAATAGATTTCGACCTAAGATTCATTAAGAGAAAATATGGTATACTATTTGAGAATGTATATGATACCATGTTAGCTGAAAGAATGATTAATAACGGTTTAGATAAGACACAATACTATGCTTTAAAGTTGGTTGTATCCAGATATTGTGATGTAGATTTGGATAAGGATGTGAGAACTTCTTTTATTGATAATAAGGAAATAACAGAAGAGAAATTAGTTTATGCTGCTAATGATGTTAGATATTTAAATGCTGTATATCTAAAGCAAATGGCTACACTAACTGAACAGAAACAACTAGATGTTCTTAATTTGGAATGTAAAGTTGAACCTATAGTTGTGTCTATGGAACTAGAAGGAATTAGTATAAATAGAAAGAAATGGGAATCAGTAACAGTTCAGTCTAAGGAGAAAGCTAAGAAACTTAAGGCCGACCTTATAGATAGATTTATAACAGATGCTATGACTAATCTAGAGTGGAATAATACCCTAGACCTGGTTGATTTGTTAGAACTTCCAGTTAAGGGTAAGGCAATTAGGAATAATTTATCTACAGTGACCAATGAGGAGTTTGTTAAGTCATATCTGAAGTCTATATTGAATATTGATTCTCATAAGCAGATGTTAGCAATTCTAACCAAGGTATATAAGATTAAGAAATTGAAAGATACTAATGAGAAGACAATTAACAAGGTATCTGACTCTAATCCAATTATAAATACTCTACTTAGTTATAGAGAGGCAGAGAAAGAAGTTAGTACATTTGATACTGGTTATCTGGACAAGATTCATCCATTTACTGGTAGATTACATACTACATATCATCAACTAGGGGCTATAACTGGAAGGTTTAGTTCATCTGATCCCAATCTACAAAACATCAAGGGTAAAGATGAAGAGGACATGTCTAAATATAGACCCTGTATTGAAGCAAGAGAAGGATGGAAACTAATATCTTCTGATTACTCTCAACAGGAATTAAGAATACTAGCAGAAGTAACCAGAGACCCAAGGATGTTGGAGACTTTTGAGAAGAAACAAGACCCGCATAAAGTTACTGCTGTTGGACTATTTGAAGGTACAACCTATGATACAGTTACAAATAAACAAAGAGCAGAAGGTAAGCATTTAAACTTTGCTATTAATTATGGAACTACAGAATGGGGATTGGCCCGTAACTTTGATATTCCTATGGTCAAGGGTAAAGAATATATTGAGAAGTACTTTAAGTTTTACTCAGTATATAACCAGTTTATTAAAGAAGTTAACGAGAGTATTTGGGAACATGGTTATTCCATTACAATGTTTGGTAGGAAGAGATTCTTCACTAAACAGATATTGTTCGAAGATGGATGGAAGGCTACAGGATATAAGGATAGGCTATTAAGGTCATTAAGAAATCACATAATTCAGGGAACTGGAGCAGATATAACTAAAATGGCTTTATGTAACTTATATTACAACAACCCATTTGGAGATAAGTTTAGAATAGTATTACAAGTACATGATGAGATTGTTGTAGAATGTGAGGAAGAGATAGCAGAGAAAGCTAAGATATTTGTTGAAGAACAAATGTTATCTGCAGAAAGGTATTTCTTGAAAGTAGTAGAAAGTGCTGTTGATGCACATATTTCAGACCATTGGGAGCATTAATTAATGAGAAAAGAATTTGATAGTTTCTTGGATGAAGTAAGGAAGAGTTATGATTCAGAAGTAATAGTAACAGCTAAATCAGAGTTAGATGTAATACCCACTGGAATTACTTCATTGGATGCTAGTATAGGAGTTGGTGGTATTCCTCGTGCTAGAATGACAGAGATATATGGCCCAGAGGGGGCAGGAAAGACCACATTGGCATTAGGTATATGTAAACATGCTAATGAACAGGGACTCAAAGTACTATATATTGATATTGAGAATATGTTAGACTATGAGTATGCACACACTTTAGTAGGAGAATTAGATACAGATAGGTTTATTATTCTCCAACCAGATACAGGTGAAGATGCTCTAAAGTTAGCTAGAAAGGGAATTCAATCGGGTGAATTTGGTGTAGTTATCTTAGATTCTGTTGGAGCTATTGCACCAGATGAGGAGAAGAAGAAAGATATTGAAGATCAACAGTATGCGTTAGTTCCTAAGCTTATTACTAAGTTCCTTAGAATGGTAGCATATGATGTAAGGGTAAATAATGTAGCATTAGTATTTATTAATCAAGTACGAGATACAATTGGTTCTTATGTTAAGTCTTATTCTGTTCCTGGTGGACATGCACTCAAACATTTCTGTTCTGTCATTGTACAACTAAAGAAGGGTGAACAGATTAAAGTAGGAAGTGGAGATGATGTAGCTATAGTTGGAATTAATGTATCCTTTACTGTAGTAAAGAATAAACTAGCTGCCCCATTTAGAAGTGCAGTAATTCCATTGATGTTTGGTAAGGGTGTAGATGAATTAAGAGATTTGGTCTCATTTGCAGATATGATAGGTGTTTTACAGAAAGCAGGTTCATATTACAAATATGGAGATGTGGTTTTGGGAAGAGGAATGGTAAATTCCATAGAATTCCTAAATGCAAACAAAGAGACTATTGACAACATTAAAAAGTCGTGCTATAATGTAACAGTAACAGATAAACACGAATTGATTGACGAAGATGCAGAAAATCTTGAGAAAGGAGTAGAGGATGAATAGAGGATTAGGAGTAGAGAGAACGTATCAGGTAGCTAATTTTGAGCCAATTAAATTTAGTGACTATATTAATGAGTTGCCCGATGAACTAGCATTCAATAATGAACTAGTAAATAGAATCAGATATTTGCAGTTTCTAAATATTGAAATGAGTTATAGAAATTATTTGTTATTGGCTAAGAGTGCCAACCAGATGCCTATTGCAGATGCTATGGCATTCTTAGAGGAAGAGAAAGCAACTACATTAGACGAAATAAAATCCATTATATTCAAGAAAGAAGAGGACAAATAATATGCCATTCGCAGATTTAGATGATAGAACCAGTTATGAAAGTAAATTTAAGAAGATGGAATTCATTGACTTATCAGCCTCGATGAATACAGTTCGTATCTTGGATGATAAACCCAATAAGACTTATACTCATTATGTTAGAGGTTCTTACATAGAGTGTATAGGTGAAGATTGTCCAGTATGCTCAAACAATAAGAAATTAATTGCAGAGAATCCTGACAATTTCAGAACTATTGGTGGATATAGTGCAAAGTCAGAACGGTTTGTTGTTAATGTATTTGATAAGACTAATGTCAAACTTTGCTCCAAATGTGGACATGAGGTTAAGAAAGCAGGAGAACAATATCCTTCTGCTTGCCCCAAATGTGGACAAATGATAACCACAATTGCAGAAAGTCCCTTGAATAAGGTTAAGATTCTAGCTAAAGGTAAAGACCTATTCAATCAGTTCAATGTATTGGAAATGTCTACACTTGATGCTAATAAAGACCCTATGGGATTGCAGAACTTTGATATTACCTTATTTGTTACTGGTAGTGGTAGAGAAACTAAAATTATGGCTGTACCTCAACCAACTAGTGTTGATAAAGTTGAAGTAACTCCAGACATGTTGTTTGATACCACTAGGGCTACGTTAAAACTCAAGGAAGATGAAATCAATGATTTGCTACGGGGTGTAGCAATCAAAGATATCTTAGTGGCTCGTAAGTCCAGTAAAGATGATAAACTAGAGTCAGAAACTATTGTGACATCTGACGAAGTTAAAGCACAAGTCAATAGTTTATTCAATAAGTAACTCATTTATGTAGTTGCTTACCAAATCTTATATGAGAGGGAACCAATAAGCCCTCTCATATTACTCAGGTGAATATGGAAGACCTATTAAGTTATTATGCTAATAAATTAGACAAATCAGAAGACATACCAAGTTCATTAACTCAATTCTACTGTACTGCATTGAAGTTACAGAGTAATCGAGATATATTGATAATGTTCTCTAAATTAACTAGGATGTATGGTGGTAAGGTTGTATTCAAGGCCATAGTTGATGTCTATGATATGAAAGAGGTAGACCTAAATAATATTTATCCACTACTTACTTATTTCTGTAATAAAGGAACATCAGTTAATGATACCAGTTCGCCTAGTTTAGATTCAGTATTAAATGACAATTTAACTAAGATAGAAGAATTAAAGGAAGTAAAGTTGGTTATACCAAATCCATTTGAGGAGACTGATAGTGGCAGATAGAGAAGTTAAGATATTTCCGCAAGACTCAGAGACAGCCTTATTAAGTATATTGATAAAGTCTCCTGACTTGATTTACAATGTTACTAATCTTCGTTCTTATATGTTCAGTTCCACACCATATATAGCTTTATTCTCAACCATGAATGATTTGGTAGAACAGAAACTAGTTCCAGAATATCATTTGGTTCTAAATTATCTACGGTCTAAGAATAAGTTAGATACTGTAGGCGGTGAACAGACATTACAATATCTAAACTCCCAGAACTTTAATTCTAATAACATTAAGGAATTTGAGAGACAAATTGAGAAGGCATATAAGTCTAGAGAATTAGTACAACTATTATCTTCTAGTACAAAGGGTGTAGTAGATGTAGATAATGTAGATGATATCATGATCTCACTTAAGAATAGTATAGATAAGTTAAGTGATGTATCCGGTGGTGATATCACTGAAAGTCTAACTTCTATACTAGAGAGTTCTTATAAGGTAATTGTTGACAGGATAGACCATCCTGGGGAAGTAGGTACATCATTTGGTATAAGAGACGTAGATAAAACATTTGGTGGTATAGCTGCTGGGGAGTTATGGGTCATAGCTGCTAGACCCAGTATGGGAAAGTCAGCAATGGTATGTAATTCTGCTCTAGGTACAGCTAAGCAGGGTAATCCAGTATTATTGTTTTCATTGGAAATGCGTAAGCAGGCTATAGTAGAAAGGTTATTATCAATAGAAACTGGAGTACCAATAACAGATATTAGATTAGGTACTATGAGTCAGTTACAGGTAAATAAATTGGGAGATAAGACTAAGGAGTTAAGAGATTTACCAATCTATATTGATTGTAATTTCAATATGAATCTTAATTACATTTTATCAACTATTAGGAAGTATAAGAAACATCATGATGTCAAGGTAGTATACATTGATTATATTCAGTTACTATCTGAAAGGGATGAAGACCAGACAGCAGAACTAGGTAGAATATCTCGTAATCTAAAGTTACTAGCTGGAGAATTAGGGATTGGCATAATAATGTTATCTCAACTAAACCGATTAGTAGAAATGAGAGACGATAAGAGACCAATTCTGTCTGATTTAAGACAATCGGGTAATCTGGAGGAAGATGCAGATTTAGCAGTATTCTTATATAGGGATGACCTTTATCATAAAGACTCTAAAGAGAAGAATACTATGGAGTTTATTATAAGAAAGAATAGAAATGGCCCAATAGGTACTTTGAATCTGAAATTTGTACCAGATACTAATAAGATAAGTGGACAATAATATGGGAACCAATAAGAGTAAGGTTAAGGGATCAAGATTTGAACATGATGCTGTAGAGATATTAACACAACTAGTAAGTGGTTCTAAGTTTAAGAGGATACCAGGTTCAGGAGCAATTGGAACTACATTAGGTGAATCTCTGTTGACTGGTGATATTGTAGGAATAATTGATAACTATCCACAGAGATTCAAGGGAGAATGTAAGGTAGGGTATAATTCCTCTACTAATAAAGAAGTTAAACAGTTTACTCTGAAGAAGGAATGGTTAGATAAAATATTCAATGAGGCACAGGGAACGTATTCATTACCTTTCCTAATAGGTAAATTTGACAATGCTCGTGCTGGAACCAAAGTATTTGTAGTATTAGATGTTGAAGTATTTGCAGAGTTAATAAACAAATACACAGACCTACAGAAAGGATTAATAGATAGTGAGAAATTGACTATTGACAAATCCTAAAATAGTGGTATAATATATACAAGAAAGGAAGATAAAATGGCAATAAATATACCAGATTATGACGACCAATTAAAGTTGGCTACGGAGATTAGAAATCTTTTGTATAAGAAAATGATGTTAGATATTGAAATCAAGGCAGAAGAATCTAATGTAACCAGAACAATGACTACGGAAGAGAAATATTATTCTAATGGTAAAGTACCATCAATGAATTATATTGAGAATACTTTCCAGTATACAGGATTCACTGGTGAACTCTTGGCTAAGAGACAAGAACTAGCAGAAGTAATTTCCTCACTAGAGGAAGCCAGAACTAAATTTGAAATATACAAGATGCAGTTGGATTTATATCGAACTGAGTCAGCTAATCAGAGACTAACTTCATAATGATATATTTGTCAGCTAGTTCAATAAAAGATTTTAATATTTGTAGCCAAAGATATTATTATAGAATAAATAGTCATGGAATTTCAATTAAGACTGATGGTATGAAATTAGGTAGTGCAGTACATAAGGCTTTAGAGTTATCATGGAATAAGGATAAGACTAAGTTATTTAATCAAGCAGTTAAATTTTATCTTGAAGAAGAAGGCACTAATGACATTAAACTCAATGATAAGATTAAAACATGTATAGATAATTACTCTAACTATTATAAACCATTACTTACTACCAAAGATGAATTAGAGAAGGACTTTAAATTTAAGTTTAATGATATATACATTGTAGGTAGAATTGATAGAATAATTCCTAGTTCTGGGATATTGATAGATTGGAAGACATCTTTCCGTGACCCTTGGACTATAGACGATGACCCACAATTTTTATTGTATAAATATGCTTACTATAGGTTATATAATAAATATCCTAATAGAGTTTTATACATTAACTTGTTCTCTAATAAGATGATGGGTCTGGATGATGATGGTACTAATTACGATAAATTACTGAATGTAGATATACCAACTATGGTAAACAAGATAAGTAAGAATAAGTTTTCTAGAGAGGGATTGGAGAAGAAAAATGTATGTAAATCTTGTCAATTCAGAGAGATATGTTTCGAGGATGGAGGAATCAATAAATAATTATGGGATGGTATGTGGAAATTTTGTTATTAAACAGGGAGTTAATACGAGCTAAAGAAGACATTGACTCTGATGCATATATAGACTTGATACAGGTAGAAAGAACTTTGGATTCATTTAGTAATAATAAGACAATAACACCTAATGAATTACGAGTACTTAATACCGTATTGAATACACCAAATTTCTTTTATGCAGAGAAAGAACTAGGTATGGATAGAGATACTGTATCTAAGATATTTAGAGTAGTATGTGATAGGGTGTCTTATAAATTGGGAGACTATTTCACTGATGAAGGATATATAGACTATATGGCAGATAAATATAATCTATCTTGTAATCAGGCAAATAAACTCAGTGAGTATATGAATTCCAAATATAGATATAGACTTGGTAGAAGAATATTTGAAGATACACAGTTAGAAGTTAATCCATTAAGTTATCAATAGAAATTTAGGAGATAAACTTTGAATAGAGAAACATTTGATGATTGTTATAAACACTACTTGGCAGACTATAGTTTAGGAGAAACCCTAAAGTCATTGGCTGTTAAGTGGAAATATAAGAGTGGTGAACACTTACGTTGGGAAATGAAAGCAGAACGAATTAGGAGAGGAATTCCTCCCAAGGGTCAGACACCAGTAGTAATTCCTCATGCTAAATTAAATGTAGCAGTTCTTGATATAGAAACTTTACCCATGATATACTTTGGGTGGGGTATATGGGATCAAAATATAGGAATAAACCAGATAATTGCAGGTACTTGTCTATTAGCTTGGGCAGGAAAGGTACTGAATAGTTCTGAGATTCATTCTGATGTATTGACTCCTTCTGAGGCTATACTCAGGAATCCTGCGAGAATTGCACGAAGTTGTTGGGAATTTCTATCAGATAAAGATGCAATCATAGGTCATAATATACAATCATTTGATATGAAGTTGTTGAACCTGGCTTTCTTACAATATGGACTACCTCCATTGAAATTCATATTAATAGATACCTATTTGATTGCTAAACAGAGTTTCAGATTTGATAGTAATAAGATGGAGTATATAAATAATTTGTTAGGTATAAGGAACAAAATTGAACATGAAGGTTTTCCATTATGGAGAAAGTGTAATGAGGGCGATGTACAGGCATTGGCTGAAATGAGTAACTATAATTGTGGTGATGTCTTAAGTAGTGAAGATTTATACTATAGAATTAGACCATATGTTAGAAACTTTAATGTAGCATTGTATAATGAAATAAATACTTATCAATGTCCTGTCTGTGGTAGTGAGAAAGTCCATACCGAAGGGTTGTACTATTCACCTAAGGGCAAATGGGAATCTGTAAGATGTGAACATTGTGGTTGTCTGTCTCGCAAAGGTGAAAACTTATTGAGTAAAGATAAGAAGAAAGTAATTTTGACGAATTCTTAAATTGGGTATTGACAACAGAAAATTAGAGTGGTATAATATATCTGTAATCAAGAAATACCACTCTGAAATTCTAAAGGAGATAGATATGATTAAAATTATTAATACTGTAACGCAGACGGCAACATTTAAGGACGGAGTTTGGGAAGCATTATTGGAAGCAAATATGTGTATGAAAGAGAATGAAGAATCTACTATGGAAGAATTTCCATATTCCGTGAAAACTTTAGACACTAATTTAGAGAGAGCTATGGATGTATTAGTTAGAGCTAAGAACAGACACTATAAACAAGTAGCAACTAACCGTGTATCTCTTGAATTAGAGAAGGGTAAACGTAATGCCATCTCGAATACAAGTATCTAAGATACCAAGTATGAACCTGATTATAATCAAGCAAGATGGT